CTAACTAGAAAAGGCAGGGGTGCTTTACCTTCTGCCTATTCTTATGAATGTAAGGAATGTACTAAGAAGAGAGTTTTATCAAATAAGAAAAGACCAACACCAACAGAACTGTGGGAATATCCTGACTGGTAGCGGTTCACGCACTGTTTCCCCATTCAAAGGACACTTTTTAATAAATATTTCTAGAATAATTCTGGACTAAGGAGAATAGAAGATGCCGCTAAATTTAGCATCTCCTGGAATTGTAGTAAGAGAGGTTGACCTCACTGTTGGTAGAGTTGATGCTACTAATGGTGCAGTAGGTGCTCTGGTTGCTCCCTTTGCTAAGGGACCAGTCGATGTACCTGTTCTTGTTGGCGATGAAGCCGATCTACTGAAGAATTTCGGTGAGCCATACAATACCGACAAGCACTATGAGCATTGGATGGTTGCCTCTTCATACTTAGCGTATGGTGGTAATCTTCAAGTTGTTAGAGCAGACGATAATGCTCTTACAAATGCTTTTGTTGGAACAGCATCTAGTATCAAGATTAAGAGTACTGAACATTATGGTCAGTTAGGTTATCAGGAGAACACTATCAGTGGAGTAACCTTTACTGCTAGAAACCCTGGTTCTTGGGCAAATGGCGTTAGAGTCGCCACTATTGACGCTAAAGCAGATCAAATTATTGCTGGCGTTCAAACAAGTGCTACAGTTCCAACTATTTCTGTTGGATATGGTATCACACAGGCAATTTCATCCACCCTACCAGGTTCTGGTTCAACCAGCACCCTTGATGGTTATCTAAAGGGAATCGTCACAGGTATTAGTGGTTCTGGAACTTCAGACTCACCATACTCACTTCAAGTTAAAGTTCTATCACACGTTTCTGCTGCTGGAACTGAGACTTCGGTTGACTATCAACCTGCTGGTGTTTATGCTTTCTCATCATCTGGTTCTGTTGCTATCCACACCACTGGTCAGACAACGGCAGTAGGTCAAACGGCATACACCTCAAGACAAGATTGGTTTGACCAACAAACCATTTCTCTTTCTAGTGGAGCAACCATTGCTTGGAATACACTCGTTGATAGACCTGCAACTTCATCTTATGCTGCTGCTAGAAACTCAAGATTCGACGAAATCCATGTTGTTGTTATTGACGACAAAGGAACCGTAAGTGGAAACGCTGGTACTATTCTTGAGAAGCACGTTGCACTTTCCAAGGCAAAGGATGCCGAGTACTCTGTAGGTTCTTCTTCTTACTGGAGAAAGTATCTTTATAACGTTTCAACAAACGTCTTTGGTGGTTCTGCTCCTGCTGGTATTACAACAACAGCGTTTAGCAGCAACTTTACTCTTGCTAGCGACATCGGTTGGGATCAAGATGCTGATGGAGTTAACTTTGCAGCTTCTGGAAGCAACACTTACACCCTAGGTGGTGGTAAGAACTATGATGATGGAACAGACCTCACCTCGTCTGGTGCTCTAACTTCAACTCTCTCCAAATTATCTTCTGGTTATGGTATCTTTGAGAATACCGATAACTATGATATTGACTTCCTGTTGATGGGTTCAGCAAATTATGCTAAGGAGACTGCACAAGCTCTTGCTAATAAACTCATTGCAGTTGCTGAAGCAAGACAAGATGCTATCGCATTCATCTCACCATACAGACTAGCGTTCCTTAACGATAGTGCTGTTGGTTCAGTAACGGTTAACTCGGACTCTGATATTACCGATAATGTTCTGAGTTTCTACGCTCCTATCACTTCATCATCCTACGCTGTATTTGATAGTGGTTATAAGTACACTTATGATAGATTCTCTGATGCCTTCCGTTATATCCCACTAAATGGTGATATTGCTGGTCTGTGTGCTAGAAACGACCTCAACAACTTCCCATGGTTCTCACCTGCTGGTACTGCTAGAGGTGCTATCCTCAACGCTGTTAAGTTGACCTACAACCCAAGCAAGGTCCAAAGAGATAAGTTGTATTCTAACAGAATCAACCCTGTTATCTTCTCGCCTGGTGATGGTATCGTTCTATTTGGTGATAAGACTGGTTTCGCCAAGTCTTCAGCGTTCGATAGAATCAACGTTCGCCGCCTCTTCATCTATCTGGAGCAAGCAATTGCTGCTGCCGCTAGGGATCAACTGTTCGAGTTCAACGATGAGATCACAAGAACCAACTTTGTAAATATTGTTGAACCATTCCTCCGCGATGTCCAGGCTAAGAGAGGAATCTTTGATTATGTCGTTATTTGTGATGAAACAAATAATACTGCTGCTGTTATCGACAACAACGAGTTTGTTGCTGATATCTACATCAAACCAAACAGATCGATCAACTTCATCGGTCTAACCTTTGTCGCCACCAGAACTGGGGTTTCCTTCTCGGAAGTCATCGGTAACGTCTGATAATTATTTGATTAATCAACCTTAGAGGCAAACAAAAATGGCAACTAGAAATCAACTTAATCCACCCCCACTAAGAAAGATTACTGACTTCAAGAGTAAGCTGACTGGTGGCGGTGCTCGCTCTAACCTCTTTGAGGTTGAGCTTTCATTCCCAAGCACAGTTCAAGTTGATGGTTTGAATGATATCCTTAACAAGGCACGTTTCCTTGTTAAGGCAGCAAACCTTCCAGCATCCAATGTTGCTCCTATTGAGGTTCCTTTCAGAGGAAGAATCCTCAAAGTAGCAGGAGATCGTACATTCGATACTTGGACAATCACTGTTATCAACGATACTGACTTTGCTATTCGTTCCGCTTTCGAAAAGTGGATGAATACTGTAAATAGAGTATCTGATAACACTGGTCTAACCAATCCAGCAGATTATCAGGCAGATGCTTACATCTACCAACTTGATCGTAACGGCGGCACCCTGAGAAAGTATCATTTCTATGATGTTTTCCCAACTCGTTCTCTGGTGGGAAGCAGTAAGAGGTAATGCTGCAAATGCTGGTGGTGAAGACATCAACTAAATAGTCAATAATAAGCAAACAGTTATACGATGGCACGACTTTTTGGTTTTTCTATTGACGGCGACCAAAGTAAACCACCTTCAGTTATTTCCCCCGTTCCTCAAACTAATGAGGACGGGGTTGATAACTATATTAGTAGTGGTTTTTATGGGCATTATCTTGATATTGAAGGTGTCTATAGAACTGAGCATGATTTAATTAAAAGATATCGTGAAATGGCTCTTCACCCAGAGTGTGATGGAGCCATTGAAGATGTTGTGAATGAAGCCATCGTTAGCGATCTTTATGATTCTCCAGTTGAGATTGAGCTCTCAAACTTGAATGCTAGTGATAGACTGAAACAGGTAATTAGAGACGAGTTTAGATATCTCAAAGAAATAATGGACTTCGATAAGAAGTGCCATGAAATTTTTAGAAATTGGTATGTTGACGGAAGACTTTACTATTTGAAAGTCATTGACCTCAAGAATCCTCAGGCAGGTATTCAGGACTTGAGATACATTGACCCAATGAAAATGAAGTTTGTCCGTCAGGAAAAGAAAGAGGACAAGCGCGGTCTTGCTATTGCTAATGCTGCAATGGGAGGAAAAAATAATTCCGATCAGATAATAGAACCACAAATTGAAGAGTATTTTGTTTATACACCAAAACCAAATTATCCAAGCGGAACTTTCAGTGGTGCCGGTGGTAAAGTAAAAGGTGTAAAAATTGCTAAGGACTCCATTGTATATTGTAGTTCTGGTCTTGTAGATAGGAACAAAGGAACAGTATTGTCTTATATGCATAAGGCAATCAAAGCACTCAATCAACTTCGTATGATTGAAGATTCTTTGGTTATCTATAGATTGTCTAGAGCACCAGAGCGTCGTATTTTCTATATTGACGTTGGTAACCTACCTAAGGTAAAGGCAGAGCAATACCTGAAAGAGGTTATGTCTCGCTACAGAAATAAACTTGCCTACGACGCTTCAACTGGAGAAATCCGTGATGACCGTAAGTTTATGTCCATGATGGAAGACTTCTGGCTTCCAAGAAGAGAGGGTGGTCGTGGTACAGAAATTACCACACTTCCTGGTGGACAAAACTTAGGAGAACTTGCCGATATTGAGTATTTCCAAAAGAAACTATATAGAGCACTTGGTGTTCCTGAGTCAAGAATCGCTGCTGATGGTGGATTCAATCTTGGTCGTTCTTCTGAAATTCTGAGAGACGAACTTAAGTTTGCTAAGTTTGTTGGTCGTCTGAGAAAGAGATTCTCTCAGATGTTCAACGATATGCTGAGAACGCAATTGATTCTCAAAAATATTGTTACTCCCGAAGACTGGGAGATTATGTCTGATCATATTCAGTATGATTTCCTGTATGATAATCAATTTGCCGAACTAAAAGAAGCAGAACTACTTCAAAGTAGACTCGGAAACCTTGCAACTATCGAACCTTACATTGGCAAGTATTACTCTACTGAATATGTAAGAAAGAAAATTCTCAGACAAACTGATGCTGAAATCATTGAAATTGATACGCAGATTGAAGATGAGATTCAAAAAGGTATCATTCCAGATCCTTCAATGATTGATCCAATTACAGGAGAGCCTCTACCTCAAGGTGGAGATTTGGGTCAGGTTCCAACTGAACCAGATATGGAACAGGATGCATCAGATGTAGATGCTCAAATGCAAAAGGACGCTAAAAAAG